GATGGAACGCTTAATGATTATGCATTATCGACGCACGTTCGAAAAATTCAAACTCTAATGGAGACAGGCAAGGCAATTTATAAGCTGCTCAAAGACAGCAGCGCAGTCGGTGCAATTTGCGCCGATTGCATTTACCCGGAGCTTGCGCAACAAGACGCCGACGCTCCGTTTGTGGTTTACACTGTGGTGGACACTACACCCAGCGACACCAAAACTAGCACGTCGAAGATTGACACCGCGCGCGTGGAACTGTACTGCGTGGGTGACGACTACGAAACCATTATGAACCTTGGCATTGCGGTTCGCGGTGCGCTAGACAGACAGAGCGGAACGATTAGCGGCGTTCAGGTCCAGTCTATAAACTTTGACGCAAGCGACATTCAGTTTGACAGCGATCAACGCGTGTACGTATTGGAGCAGACTTATAACACGCGCGTGCAACGTACCGGAAGCGCAACAACGCTCACCACGTTTCCGGGTAATAGCTGGACCATTGAAGAGGTGGACGGAGCGCCAACGGGCGCGGTGAACAAACTCATTGTATCGAACGGCTCCCTAACTATTGACGGCAACACCGCCACACTAGACACGGGCGGAACCAGTAGCGGCGTGAGCAGCGTTAACAGCTTGACAGGCACGGTAGAATTGTACGGAACAAACCTCAACGTGCAAAGCGGAGTGGGGCAAACCATTTACGGCAAGTTCCAAAGCATCGACGGCGACTTAACCAGCATTCTGCAAATCCTGAAAGGCTCAGCGCAAAACGAGCTTGGCGTCTTCAGTGACGTGTCAGACAACACCAAGCCATCGTTGAAGGTGACCACCACAAACGCCATTTTGCGTGGCGGTACGGCGACTCTAATTAAGGCAGAGCAGACAAGCCCAGGCACGTTGACGTTTGCGGTTGCTGCTGGCGCAAGCGACACCGAGACAACGGGCATGTTAGTTGCCGGACAAGCCAATGGCAATGTTGTGACTACGTTCCCTTTGGAGGTGCGGTTCACCGGATCCACGTCGGGCATTGATTACGGCGACCTGGACAATACGCCGACAACAATTACCGCAGGTCAAGCAAGTGCAATCACGGCGAACACGGCCAAGACAGGTATTACTTCCGGGCAAGCGTCAGCCATTACCGCCAACACCGCCAAGACGGGTATAACCTCGGAACAGGCGGACGCAATAACAGCCAACACCGCAAAGACGGGTATTACTTCGGAGCAAGCAAGCGCGATTGCCGCCAACACCGCAAAGACAGGTATTACTTCGGGACAAGCGAGCGCAATCACAGCTAACACAGCAAAGGTCACATTCCCTGGCTTCGGTACTTCGGGAGGTACGGCGCTAGAAGGCGACACGGTATTGTTGCAGCTTGGCACAACTAGTTCGACGGCGTTGGCGGGTGATACAACAACAATTACATCGGGTCAGGCTTCAGCCATTACCGCGAACACAGCCAAGACGGGCATTACTTCAGGCCAAGCTAGCGCAATAACAGCGAACACGGCAAAGGTTACTTTTCCTGGCTTTGGCACATCAGCGGGTACAGCGTTAGAGGGTGACACAACAATACCCACGGCAACCTCGCAACTGTCGAACGATTCCGGATTCATAACCGCAGCAAATGAGCTTGACGGGCAGAAGGTTGAGTTTGTCACAAAGACGTCAGGGTATAGCAACGGCGACCACGAGGGCAAGGTGTTAAAGTTTGGAAGCGCTACACTGACCGCGCTGGACTTGTACCAATACACGTCGGGCGGATGGGGCGAGACTGACGCCAACGCCAGCGGTAAGGCGGAAGGGTTGATTGCTTTGGCATTAGGTACAAGCGAAGCAACGGACGGGCTGTTGCGTCAGGGCGTCATTCAGTCCACAAACTTCTCAGCATTTACAGCAGGCCAAACCTTGTACGTGAGTGAGACCCAAGGCGACATAACAAACGCCATACCTACGGCGTCGGGTTCTGTGGTGCGGGTCGTTGGGTACGCGTTAGGCAGCAACCAAATTTACTTTGATCCGAGCGACACATTTATTGAGCTGGCTTAATGGGTACAATTACAAAACTGTCTAGCGTAGCCGAAGGCAGCATCGGTAAAATTGACGGCGTCACTAAGTCAAGCATTGCGAGTGTAAACGCACAGAGCTTTGGCGGTGGCGGTGACGTCATTTTGACAAACCTAATTCAACATTGGGACTTCAATAATGCGTCGTTCTACTCAGGCAGCGGCACTAGTATCACAGACTTGTCAGACAGTTCTAAGACTGGGACACTAGTGAACGGCACATCGTTCGATTCTGCTGCTCCAAAAAACGCAACGTTTGACGGCGTCAATGATTACATGGAATGCGACATCGTCAACACCTATGGGTCGACGCAAACGGTTGAGTTTTGGGCTAAGTTCCCAGACTTCAGCAACATCAAGCGATTTATGTTTGTCCGAAATTACCGCTCGAATTGCTCCACAACAAACGGCGGTTACGCATTCCAATTTGACGCGGTCAACAAACAAATCATGTACACGCCAATGGGCGTGGCGTTGTACAGGAGCAACACTATTTCGGCTTCTATGAGTACCGACACATGGTATCAGTTCGCCATCAGTATGAATGGGACTTCACTTCGCTACTTCTTGAACGGAAGCCTGATAAATAGTCGAACGATTAGCTCTACCAGGCACCAACCCTGCCAAACCAATCTGCATTGCCGCGTGTCTACATTGACTCGGAACAATGGCACAGTGAACACGTCATTCTGCACGACGGGCAGCATTGGAGAACTGCGCATCTACACGAGTAACTTGTCCGATGCGGACATTACGTCTAATTATGACGCAAGGAAATCTCGATATGGATATTGAAGGCGGATACAAAATCATAGCAGTTGAAGACTTGCCGGCGTACTCTGATTATTACGAGGTGCGCAGGAGCTTTGACAATCTTGAATGCATCATTGAGCCGCTAACGCCAAGCGAGGTTGAGGGCTTATTAAATGTTGATGAGGTCCACGCGTACATGTACGCCGATCGCGACAATTGGATTGACGACGACGAAGACGCGTAACATGACTAAATCAGATTTGGGCAAAGGGTGGTCCAGCGTTGGCGTTGTAAGTAAATTGCTTGCATGGATTTCATGACGGAATACTGGGCCGAGTTGCTCATTGCACTTCTGGCCTTCGCAAAGGTTGTCGTAAACCTTACGCCAAGCATTAAAGACGACAGGGTCTTCGGTTACGTTGACCTGTTGTTTAACGCGATCATCGCAAACAACACAAAGGAAAAAGAATAATGGCCGGCATTATTAACGGAAGCGTCTACTTACTCAAAATTGGTGGCAGTGCATTGCCAGACCAGACCGAAGGAAGCATCAGCTTGTCTATGGAGACACGCGACACAACCAGCAAAGACAGCAGCGGATTTCGTGAGCTGTTGGAATCTACGCGTAGCGGAAGCATTAGCGTGAGTGGTTTGGTTGACGAGGCCACAGGCCAAGCGGTCGATACCTTGATGACGCATTTTGCCGCGCGTTCTTCCTTCGCCATTATCTTTGGTTTGGACGCGACAGCCGACAACCACTTTACATGCGCCACCGCATTCGTGACTTCTATCGAAGCCAGCGGAGGGACAGAGGACAACGTGACTTACAGCGCAACAATTGAGCTGTCGGGAGCAATTTCATTTGTTGAAGCCTAATGCAGATTGAGCTTAGCGGCAAAGAGTTTCGTTTGCGTTGTGACATGCGCGCCTTGGCTAACGCCAAGCGCGAAGCAAACATCGACATCAGCAACCTTGGCGACGACGTTGTTGACGTTGGGTCGTTTGTGTACTTCATGGCACAAAGCGGAGCGAAACATGCGGGAGTTGCATTCGATTATGAGCTAGACGACTTCTTGGGACTTATCGAGGTCAAAGACCTTGATGTTTTGGGCGCGTCTATCAACACACTAATGGGCGGCAACGCGGAAAAAAAAAGGAAAGGCTGAACCGCTAACCTTTGAGGATTGTATGCAGATAGGGTTGGGCCGATTACGGTTCAGCCCTTCTGCGTTTTACGACATGACGTTTGTGGAGTTCTGCGCAGCCGCACAAGGCAACGCTAAGGACGAAGAGCACAAACAACAGATGGAGTGGGAGCGGACGCGATGGCTGGCCACGGTCATGTTACAGCCGCACGGCAAGAAGGGACAGAGTATAAAGCCGCGCGACCTTGTTATCTTTCCGTGGGAGAAGAAGGAGAAGAAGAAGAAGCGTTCGAACAAGCTCCTGGAACACACACTTAAAGCGTGGTCAAATGGCTAAACTAAAAGATCTAAAAGTCGTAATTGGACTGAGTAAGAAGGGCTTGACAAAGCTCAATTCCGATTTGCGCCAAACCAAAAGCACATTCAAGAAAAATTTTGGTGAAATCCAAAGCCGGGTGGCGGGCGTAGGTAAAGCTATGACGGCCAGCATCACAGCGCCATTGGTTTTAATGGGCGCGCAATCCTTGAAGGCTTTTAATATTCAAGCCAAAGCCATCGCACAAGTTGAGGCGGGCTTAAAGTCAACTGGTAATCAAGTTGGACTTACCTCTAAGCAATTGCAACAGCTGGCCAGCAATTTGCAGAGAAAGACAATTTTTGGTGATGAGGAAATATTGCAAGGCGCAACGGCTCAACTGCTAACGTTCACCAATATTGCTGGCGAACAATTTGCACGTACTCAAAGTGTCGCTTTGGATTTGGCGACGCGTTTAGATGGCGACCTGAAAAGCGCAAGTATCCAATTAGGCAAGGCGCTGAATGACCCGGTCAAAAACTTGTCTGCATTGAGTCGGGCGGGCATACAATTTAGCGACGAACAAAAAGAGGTCATAAACTCATTGGCTGAGACTGGGCGACTAGCAGAGGCACAGACGTTGATTCTAAACGAACTTGAAAAACAATACGGAGGAAGTGCGGAAGCTGCGGCTAAAGCTGGAACCGGACCATTCAAGCAATTGCAAAACAGCATTGGCGATTTGAGCGAACAATTCGGAGCCTTGATTGCCGAGGTGCTTATGCCAATCATACCAAAGGTTACGGCAGTAGTCAACAGCTTTAGCAATCTCAGCATTGGGACCAAAAAAACAGTGTTAGCGATTGCGGCAATGCTTGGCGCGGCTGGGCCAATTGCCATGGCTGTGGCCGCTCTTATGCCTGTCATTGCTGCGCTTAGTGGGCCAGTGGTTTTAATTGGCTTGGCTGTTGCGGGATTGGCTGCGCTGGTTGTCAAAAATTTTGCGGTGATTGAGCCAGCAATTATTGAGGTCGTCAACGGAATGATTGCATTCCAAAACAAGACAAAAATTATAGGCGTTGTTTTTAGCGTTTTGGAAACTTACTTGGTGGGCTGGTTCAAGTTTGTCAAGGGTGGGTTTTCTGCGCTTTTAGACATTGTTAGCAGCTTTGGAACTGCGGTACAGCTTGTTCTTAGTGGCAAATTCGCGGAAGCTGGCGACGTCATTGTTCAGGCGTTTGCGCGCAGCGCAGAAAACGCTCACGCCTTGGGCAAGGAAATGTCTGAGAACATGGTTAAAGGCATCAACGACGCCTTGAACGCAGAAGATATTGAACTACTTGAAGCGGGTGCAATTAGTGACTTAGCCAACGGCATTGTGTCTGATGTCTCTAAATTTTTTAAATCAGGAGGCGCCGCGCCTGTTGAAGTGCCAATCGAGCCAACAATATCACAAAGGCTGGCCAATTTGACTTTGGCGGAAGTTGTACAGGATGAAGAAGAACCAGTCTTCGACGAAGAAGAACAGCGAAGAATACAAGAACATGAAAAGGGCTTGAAGAGGGTTGCCCTTGCCGCAGGAATGACGGGCAAGGCATTCAACTTCATGGGCGACATGGTCAACGCGGCATTTGATAACATCAAAGACAAGTCGCAAGGATTTCACGAGGTGATAAAAGCCATGTTGGAGAGCCTATTGAAGCGGGCCATTGCTTTAGCTGCAACGTTTGCTGCGATTAGTCTTTTTACAGGCGGAGCGGCGGGAGCATTAAAAGCAACAGGCGCAAAGAGCTTTGGAGGGTTTATGATGGGCGGTCTTGGCGTACCTCAAATGGCCGACGGCGGTATGTTTACGGGCGCTTCATTGGCCATGGTCGGCGAGGGCGCAGGTACGTCAGCCATTAACCCGGAAGTCGTTGCACCGCTAGACAAGCTGCGCGATATGATGGGAGGCGGGAACGTAACCGTGACGGGCCGACTTGATGGCCGAGACATCTTAATCAGTAGCGAGCGGGCAGGGTTTGACCGCAACCGCGTAAGAGGATTTTAATGGCAGGAGAAAGACTATACAGCGAATTCAAGGACGATTCCGGCGAGGTGTGGCGGGTCAGTATCTACGACACCAACGCAGCGTGGGACGCGGATAACAAGACATCGTTTAAGCTAGGCGCCGAAGGGTTTGTTCTAAGGTACAGCGGCAACAACGAGCAAGAACACGATCCAGTCATCGGAAGCTCGGTGAACTTTACGCTGTTTGAAGAGGTCGCCGCACACACGCAAACGCTGGACCTATTGTATAGCTTTCCCGAAGGCCGATTGTTGGTTGACATATACCGCGACCCGGACGGCGACAATACAATCTACTGGCGCGGTGTGGTGTTGGCTGAACAGGTAGAGCGCAACGACGAGCCAATGCCTACGGCGGTATTGCTTACGGCCAGCGATGATCTAGGCAACCTCAAGGACGTCCCGTTTGACTTGACTTTAAGCGATGTCGGCGCTAGTGACTTGGCCATATACAAGCACGTCATTCGCTGCCTGGGTGGGTTGCGTACATACTCACGTTTCGCAGCCGACGAACCGATTATTCGCTACCTAAACGACACCGAGCTATACAGCAGCGAAGACAATCCAAACCCACTGGCGGAAATTATTGGTTATGTACCCGTCACCGTAGACAATGACGGCAACACGCAGGCGCACAGCGCGTTCGACATCTTGTCAAGTCTTGCAACATGCTTCAACGCGCGCGTCTTTCTTTCCGAGGGCGTGTTTTGGTTTTGGCCCATCAACGCACACAAGCGCCTTTCCGATGGCGTCAACATTGGCGCGGCTGGAATTAGGCAGTACGACAAGGACGGCGATTATATCGCATGGACTACGGCGGATAGCAACGCTATGAACGCGGTTGCAGTGCAGAACAGCGGGACGGATTACACGAAGTTAGCCGGGCATGTCTTCACACACTTGCCGCCCGTGCAATCGGTGCAACGCACGCGACGCTTTAACGGCAACCAATACTTGATGCGCGGCAACGACGACACGATTGTGACCAGCGGCATAAACATTACGCTAGCCGATACGGACGAGACGTATGTAACTGGCACAAAGTTTCGCATTACAGGTTCGCTTGAGTTCCAAGTGTCGCCCGACGCAAGCTTTGAGTTTAACGCACCCGGCGCACGTGTTCACATTGAGGTGGAATTGAAAATCAACGCGGACGCAAAGTATTACCAGCCGGAAGAGTGGACCACAGACAGCGCCGACAAGTACGTAATTGACGTGCGCACCTTCGACCGCAACCGAGGGACCAACACGATTACCGCATTTAGCTTTGTCACTGACGCGCTGCCATCAGAGGAAGACGGGCTTGATGTGACAGCGGTGGCAAAGTTTTTTAACGAGTCCGGCACAAACATTACCAGCGCCTACACGTCCGACGACTTCTTCTTGGATGTCGGCGTGGAGATAGTCGACGACACTGGCAGCAATGCAGATTTGAAGACGTACCGCGCCACGCATTCCAGCGACAACGTATTGATTGTAGACCAGGGCGAAGTGTTGTTTGGTGACAATATCGCATTTAGCGCGCAGGGCAAGTTGCGACATGTTGTACCGCTTGCAGAAAATGAATGGAAATCGTCGCAAACGGCTGGTCCGCTGCCATTGCATCGCCTAGGCGTAAACGAGTCATTGGCGCGGCAAAAGTTCGCAACGAAAATCCATCGCGGCACGGTCTACGGACTTATTGAGATTTGGCACACGCTGGAGGAGGACAGCGACTATTACGTGCCGTTTCAGTTGACTACAACCATGAACCGACGCGAGACAAACGTGGAGCGCTACAAGGTCGCCTTTGATAGCAGCAGCATCACAAGCGCCGACGACGAGCCGCGCGCCGATGGCAGGCAGCGCGCCGGGCAAATGGACATGATCAACGGCGTACTAAACACGGTCACCGCGCAAGTACAACAGCCAAAACTTACGGTTGGAACAAACCCAGACACGCCAACAGGCGGGCGGGTCATTGCGATGAGCGACACGCAAGGACCAGTTACGCACCGCGTTGTTTCAATCGTGCATCAATCGAGCGTCGACTACACGTTCAGCGATAGCGACTCGTACGGCTTTGTGTACATGAATGGCTGGACGGGCGGAAATGGATTTGCGCGGTTGTACTTGCCGAAGGTTGGCGATAACGAGGGCCGCATGTTGCGATTCAAAAGCGACGACACAATTGGCGCAAACACTTATTACCGTATCACCGTCAACAATGACGACTACACCAACGGCACGCGCATTGACGGACAGGCATACTTCCAAATGGACCGCGCTTATGATGGAATTACAATTATGTGCCACGACAACGATTGGTACGTGATTCAGCGCAAGGAGAAGTGATGAAGTATTTCACGCACACCGAGTTTGACAGTCCGGACGTACCTGGCAGCGGGTCGAATATGGACGCGGACTTCTTAGAGATGCTGGACGACGCCAGAGCGTGCAGCGGTATACCTTACCGCATCACTAGCGGTTTTCGTACTCGCGCATACAACGAGAGCTTGATTCGCAGGGCATACAGCGCCAGCCGCAACAGCAGCCATTTAAAAGGACTGGCCGCAGACATTGCGGCGGTCAACAGCGAGGCACGCATGCGCATTGTTGCCGGGCTACTTGCCGCAGGTTTTACGCGCATTGGCATTGGCAAGACGTTTGTGCATGTCGACAGCGACCCGGACAAGCATAACGGCGTGATGTGGGTGTATGATGGCTAAGGTCGGCGGATGGGTAAGGAGCGCAACAGAAGCCACGGGAGAGGTTGCGAAAAGCGCGGGCCGCAAGTTGCGCTGGTCGACCAAAAACACCATGGGCGGCTTGATCGTTACAACCGCATGTGAGCAGGTTGTTTTGCATGGCGTGACGTGGCCAACAATTGTTATGTGTCTTGTTGGTGTGTTACCGTTGGCGCTCAGTACCTTAGAAAAATGACGGACGGGAGCGACTTGTTGGCGCTAAATTTAGCGTGGGTTGGGTGGGAAGTAGCCCGCTGGCAAGAGGTCGTCGACTGGAGCGTGAGCGCATTGGGCGCCCTTACCCTTGTCATTCTCAACGTGTTACGACTGCGCAAGGCGTGGCGTGAACATAAGGCTGTTGATAAGAGGGAAAAATAATTTTATTCCCTGCCTAACTTCGGGGCGTACTTGGGTCCACAAAAAACACCCAACCATGTCCGAAGACATCTTCAACTTCTTGTCAAAGTCCGACAGCGTCGGCAGCGATTACGTTAGACTGCAAGACAACGACAAGCGCAGTGTGCGCCTTTTGTCCAAGCCCGTAACTGGTTACGAACTGTTTTGCGATGGAAAGCCCGTTCGTTGGTCACCCGAAGCGCCACGCCCAGAACACGCTATTAGCGACGAGCGCCCAAAGAAGTTTCTTGCGTTTGTAGTGTGGGAGTACGACACCGAGAGCGGCGGCGATGGGCGCATTAAGGTGTGGTCATTTACGCAACGCAGCATCATTGACCAAATGGCAATGCTGTTTCGTGACGATCACTGGACCGCATACGAGCTTGTTATTGTGCGCCAGGGTAAAGGCATGGACACCAAGTATAACTTGACAGGCGTTAAGCGCCCGGTCGAAGAAAACTTGATTGCATTTGCTCAAGAGGCGTCAAAGTACATTGACCTGTCGAAGCTGTATACGGGCGAGAATCCGTTCATTGAAGACTTGCCCGAACTGAGCGTGGAACAGGTCAAGCAGGACAAAGGCAACCTTCCATTCTGATGGAAGAGCCACGCACCATTGAATACAGGGACCGCATGTATCCGCCAAAGGTCGTCGAGGAGATTAGCCGCCTACGACATGAGCGTTGGGCGATACTGGCCGCCGTGAGTCACTCGAAAGACGACACACAAACCATTCACGAGTTGACGGCATCACGCGAACGCGGCTTTCGTCATAGGCTCAAGTTCATATCAGAGAGATTGTACAAACTAACGGGAAACAAGATTTATGTTGTCAAGTAAAGAAGAGTACACACCGCTGTCGTTTAGCAGCCTAAAAAAGTTCTCACGTTCGCCGCTGGCGTTCTTGCATTACAAACTTGGACCGCGCAAAGAGACCGCCGCCATGACGTTTGGCACGTTAGTACACCGCGCAATCTTGGAGCCGGACAAGTACGAGGAAAGCACCATCATATGGGACGGGAGGCGCGCAGGCAATAACTACCTGGACTTCAAAGAAGAGAACGCCGACAAGGACATATTGACGCCAAAAGAGGCGCTCGATATTCGCTTGATTGCCAACCGCGTGCTTGATCATCCTTACGCCGGGCCGATGGTGCGTCAATGCAAGGAGTTTGAAAAGCCGTTTGAGATTGAGCAATGCGGCATTCCTCACCGTGGTATTATTGACGGCTTAGGCGATTGGTTCATTTTGGACTTAAAGACTACTCAGAACGTCAGCCACCATAGCTTGCAGCGCACCATTTATGACTTCAAGTATTACATGCAAGCGGCCATCTACCAACGCGCCGCAGAGATTATGGGCATGGAGTCTAGCAGCTACTTTATCCTCGCTGTTGAGAGCAGCGCACCGCATCACGTGCAAGTTGTCGAGTTAGAGCCACACTACATCGCGCGCGGTCACCTAGAGTGGGAGCGCCTGTTGCGTAGCTGGAAGGCGTGGGACGGCAAAAGCGCGCACGGACACGAAGGCGAAGACGGTTGGATGATGGACGCGCCACATTGGGCGCCAGCAATGGAAATCAACCTATGATTAACGCAAGACAAAAGGGAAAGCGGTTCGAGCTAAAGATTGCGAAGGTTTGGCAGCGGATGTTTGGCGGGACGGTGGAGCGTACAGGGTACGTTAACCAAAAGCTCGACGATCAAGGTGTGGACTTGACTGGCACAGACCCGTTTTACCTTCAGCTCAAAGCGCACGAACGAAGCATTGACATTCACAGCATTTTGCAGCGAATGCCGCAAGACGGCTCGCACTACAACGTCGTCATCCACAAGCGCAACCACCAAGCGCCCATTGCCGCGCTAACGCTCGAAGACTTCCTTGAGCTGGTGGAGATGATGAAGAAGAACGGCGTGCTATGAGGGTGCTTTTAGCGTGTGAAGAGAGCCAGGCAGTCACCAAAGAAATGCGGAAGCTAGGCCACGAGGCGTACAGTTGCGACATTCTGCCATGCAGCGGCAAGCGTGACGCGTGGCACATTCAAGCGGATGTTTTGCCAATCTTGCAGTTGCCTTGGGATTTAGTTATTGCGTTTCCGCCATGCACACATTTAGCGAGTAGCGGCGCGCGGTGGTTTAAGGAAAAACGGCAAGACGGAAGGCAGCAAAAAGCCGTCGATTTTTTCATGGCTATGACTAAGGCGAACAGCCCGCGCATTGCTATAGAAAACCCGGTTGGAGTTATGTCGTCACTATACCGCAAACCGGATCAAATAGTGCAACCGTGGCAATTTGGCGACAGCTACCAAAAAAACACTTGTTTTTGGCTGAAAGGTCTACCAGCGCTTCAGCCTACAGAGGTTGTCGATCCGGGCGAATTTAAAGAGTTTGTGTCCGCAAAAGGTGTAAAGAAAAGACAGCCACTTTGGTATTACGAGGCGTTGAAACTCACGCCGTCGGAGCGGTCAAAAGCTAGAAGCAAAACCTTCCCAGGCATTGCGAAGGCAATGGCCAAACAATGGACAAAATGAGTAAGACGTACAAAGCCGTGTTCACCTGCGACAACCCAAAGGAGCGCGTTGTCTGGTACGTGAGTAGCCGCCACGAGGCGCAACGCATGGCCTACCAGCACACGCGAAGCCTAGGCAATAAGAACAAGCTGTTGCCCGCGTATCGTGAGGCCAAGATGACGCTAAAGGTTACGCCAGTATTCGCTAATGAAGGTGACGCAGGTTACGACGCCAGCTTCTTCGGCTGGGCGGGTCACTGATGGCGCGCAAGCACATCATATTGCCGCTTCACATATGGAACTTGGAAGGCTTGAACGTAACCGAGCGCCTGGTGGGTTCCGTAATCTACGGATACAGCGAACACGGCAAACCATGCTTCATGACCAACACGGGCTTCTCGAAGCTGTTGCACGTGTCGCGTCGGACAGCATCCGCAGCCGTGAATAAGCTCATTGATTTGGGCCACGTGGAGGCGTTAGAGGGTGGAAGCAAACGCACGTTAGGGTGGAAGCAATTGCACACTAGGGTGGAAGCAACTGCACAGGAGGGTGGAAGCCAGCTTCTACCCGTAATACAAAGACTTAATACAGACTCTAATACTCAAATTAATAAGATGGATAATGACATAAAGAAGAATGAAAAGACACCGATGCACTGGCAGCAAGTGCGCGACTACTTCTTGCACCTAATGGATCGTGAGGGCAGCAGCCACGCCAACCATGCAGAAGGATGGGCGAAGGACTTCTACACCTACTACGAGGCGCGCAACTGGCGCACGAAACACGGAGCCGTAGACAAGTGGAGACCAGTAGCGGCGGCATGGTACACGCGCAGCGCTAAGAACGTCCCGCAACGCGCGGTGCGGAAGGTGGACAAGGAGCAGTTGAGGCGCGACTATGACTGGCACGAACGACGCTACAACAACTACATAAGGCGCGACCGCGAAGAACAGGCAGCGCAGGAAGTGGCCAAGATGAAGCACATTGAACACATGCTGAACAATGCCTAGCATGCCCGACCCACCGAAGCGCAAGGCGATGCACGCTAGGCGACACAAGGAGCCGCGCTACAACTCAACGCGCTGGCGTAAGTACAGGCGCGCCTTCCTTGCACAGTCGCCAGTGTGCGTGGAGTGCGGACGACTCGCCGAGGTTGTCGACCACATCACGCCTGTGCGCCTCGGTGGTGCGTTCTGGCAGCCACTCAATCATCAATCGTTATGTCACCCATGTCACAACAGCAAGAGCGGCAAGGAGGCCCGCACGCCACACTCCTACGGGTAGGGCATGCAGAAAACGAGAGCGCAAAACCTGAACAT